GGTAACGCTGGTAAAATGTTAGCTGGCGCATTAGCCTCCGCATCCAAAGGAGATGCACTTAAATTTTGGGATTGGGCAAAGAAGTTATTTAAAGGCGAGGTCTTAGATTTAGACAAGTCAGACCAAGAAACTTTAAAAGGATTCGTAAAAGATTCAGAGTCATTTACCGTGTTAGCAAAAGCACAATTATTAGAGATATTTTTAAAAGACTAATATGATAGTATTTATTGAGCCAATTAAAGGACTGAGAGAAATTGCTGACCGAGTGGAAATTCGTGTCGTTAATTATTCTCTTGAGGGCATTGAGCAAACTTTGTATTTTAAACTAATGAGCCAATTTAATCCAATGATTGAAGAAGGAAATTTGGTTATCCCTGAGCCAATCGTTTCGCAATGGGGGGTCGATGATTCTTTTATCGTAAAATGGGCGCTTGAAACATTAGGTTTAAAAGAGAGAGTAATTACTCCAATCCAAGAAGAAATTGCACCTGAAACTTCGAGTAAATAATGAATGATTGGGAAGAGGTTTTAATACCAGCTACAACGGGTTTATTTGGTTCATTAATTACCTGGCTATTTGGTCGAAAGAAAGAAGGAGTTGAGGTGCAATCGACTGAGATTACCAATGTACAAGAAGCAATTAAAATTTGGAGAGAGATGGCAACAGACCTAAAAGCGGAAGTTGCAGAATTAAAAATTAAAGTTGATTCTTTAACTACTGAGATTCATAATTTGAGAAGTGAGAATATTGAATTAAGAGCAAAATTAGATGAAAGTCAACCAAATAAGCCAAAGCGGACTAAGCCTAATAAAGAGGTTTGAGGGAGTTAAACTCAAGCCTTACTTATGTCCAGCTGGAATACCAACAATATCAATCGGTTGCACTTATTACGAAGATGGCACAAAGGTTAAAATGACCGATGCACCCATTAGCGAAGCAAGAGCGACCGATATATTCTTAAATGTAATTAAACATTATGAACGGAGCGTTGACTCATTTTGCCGTGATGACATTAATCAGAACCAATTCGATGCCCTTGTATCATTTTGCTATAACTTGGGCGCTGGGTCTTTAAAGAAAAGCACCTTACTTAAAAAAGTAAATGCTGACCCACATGATGAGTCAATTAAATTAGAATTTTTAAAGTGGAATAAGAGTGGAGGCAAAGTCTTAAATGGATTGACCCTTAGAAGAAATGCTGAATCAGAACTTTACTTTTCATGAAAAAATTAATCCTTAGTTTGCTAATTGCAAACTTTTTTATTTCGTGTAAGCCACAAAAATCTGTCATAATCGAAAAGGAAATAATTCGTGTAGACACAATCCGTGACTACAAAGTAATTACTCGATTCAATGCCGTACACGATACGCTAACCATTGAGAATCCTTGCGATTCTACGGGCATTTTAAACACTTTTTACTCTAAGATAACCGTTCCTCAGGGGAAGATAATTATCAGGTCTTACAATGGCAACATTGAAGCTACCGTTAATATCGATTCAATTGAAAACGTGTATAAAAATATGTACGTTTCAAGTTTACATACTGATAGTTCATCAATTAATAAAGAGAAAATAACCAATATCATTCCAACTTGGTGTATATTAACCATTATTTTTCAAGGATTAATAATCTTTGGATACATATATCTTAAATTTTTCTATGTATAAAATTGACATCGAGCCAATGGAAAAGCCTAAATCAAGAGCAAGTGATTTATTGGAAACGATGATGGATGTATTGGAAAACATTGAACACGTTGACGATGCTGGTTTTGTATTACGAATGAAAGTGCTAAACAATATCGAGTTTTTAGTCGATGTTTTAATGGAAGAATATGAACAAGGCAGATAAATTAACTAAGATTAGGGAGCATTTTAACTCCACATCTATGACTAATAAGGATTTTTATAATTCATTCTATGAAATGTATGGTTATAAATCTTCTAATAGTCTTAGGAAATTAATGCAAGCCAATGGAATTTCAACTGGGGCAAGGTCAATCCAAGCAATTAATAAGGAGATTCCTCCAGTAGTCGTGAATTATAATCTTGAAACTTTGGACAACTTTGGTATCGAAGAAAGCATTGGCAAAGAATATGTATCGGCTAAACTGCCTCCGCATTTAAAAAAGATTGGAATCTTATCAGATATACATTTTCCCTACCACGACCTTCAGGCTTTGACTTGTGCTATAAAGCATTTAAAGGAGCAAGAGATTGACTGCTTGTATTTAAATGGAGATATACAAGACTTCTATTCTATTTCCAGGCACGAAAAGGAAAAGGATATGCGAGATTTTAAAAGGGAGGTTGATATGAATCGGGATTTCTTGCAAAGGCTAAGAGATATATTTAGAACAATTCCAATTTATTATAAACTTGGCAACCATGAGAATCGATTCGCCAGGTCTTTACAATTGCAAGCAGAAGAGTTTGCTCAGTTACACGATTTACAATTTGATATATTTTTTAGATTAGATAAGTTAGGTATTACAATGATTGAGGATTGGCAAGGAATGGAGATGGGCGATTTGTTAGTTGGACACGGACACGAATGGTATGGTGCTGGAGGCATTAACCCATCACAAAACTTGCTAAATAAAACTTTATGTAATACTCTTATAGGACACGTTCATAGAACTAGTTTCACTCAACGTAAAACAAGTATGAAGCAATTTATTAATACTTACACTACTGGATGCCTTACTCTTCTTAGTCCTAAATATATGCCTTTCTCACATCACAATCACGGCTTTGCCATCGTAGAAATAGAGAACGGTAAATCAAAAGTTAATAATATTCAGATAAGAGACGGAAAAATTTTGTAGTTTTGTTTTTTCATAGTTAAATAGGTTTAAGTAATAGAATCCCTATCGGTCATATCGGTGGGGATTTTTGTTTTTATACGACCGTTAAATAAATAATTAAAATAATTTTATAAAAAGTTTTTTTATTTAAAATATTAGGTATATATTTGTCTCAACAAAAACAAATAATAAACTTAAACCAATCAAATGAAAAAAACAATCGAGTACATCAAAGACTTTTACCAAACTGACCGTGAAGGTTTACTTGGTAGCATTGCAATCGCAATATTTGGATATCTTTTATTTTGGCACATCTTACCTATAATCTCAGGACTATGAAGAAGTATAAAGCAAAATTCAAAGATGAAGCTGGGTTCTATACTTGCACTTGGTTTTTCGATGAACTCGAAGACTTTTGGGCAGCAGTTTGCAGAGAAGAACGAGTTTATAAATCAAAATTTCAACAATTAATCTTAGACTAAAAATGGAAAACAAATTAGCAGAAATTCAAGCAAAGGTAAAAGCACCTAAAGGACAATTCAATTCATTCGGTAAATACAATTACCGAAGCGCTGAAGATATCCTTGAAGCGGTCAAGCAAGTAGTTAATCCGATGGGTTATTCTATTACGATTTCCGACACGATAATTAACGTGGGAGATAGATATTATATCAAAGCTACTGCGACTCTCTCAAAAGGGCAAGAAACGTATTCTACGGATGGATATGCAAGAGAAGAAGAAAGCAAGAAAGGAATGGATGGCAGTCAGGTTACTGGAGCAAGCAGTTCTTATGCTCGAAAGTATGCACTTAACGGATTATTTGCATTGGATGATACAAAGGATTCGGATGCTACAAATACTCACGGGAAAGAGGAGGCAAAAAGTTTACAAGTAGAAACTAAGCCATTGCAATACTATAAAAATATTATAGAGAGTCTTGATTCAATTGATGGATGCAAATCATTCTATAATGACTACTTAAATGAGATTAAATCAAATCCAAATATATTACCATTGTTAACAACTAAAAAATTAAGTTTCACAATTAACCAATAATCAAATGAGCAAATTAGTAAGCATTTCAATTAACGTAGATTTGTTAGACAATTCTAAATTGTACAAGGGTAAGAAAGGTACTTACCTTAACATCAGCGGATTCTTAAAAGAGGATGCTGATAATTATGGAAACTTTGGTTTCGTAACGCAAGACGGAGTTAAGACTCCTGAAAGTAATGCTCCAATCTTGGGCAACTTTAAGATTAAAGGAACGGAAGGATTTACTGCTCAAGCTTCAAAGCCATCGCCAGTGTTTGATATTCCCAGTGCTACATTAGTCGAAAACGATTTACCTTTTTAATTATGGAAGAAATACAATTTAATCCACAACAATTCGAGATAGGTTTATTCGGTCATAACCCTATCCAAGATATGAGCAAGGCTCAGATTAATCACTTGGTTCATTTAATCAATGAAGGAATTAAGGAAGGTGGCAGAGACATAAAGTCTTTGCTTGCAATTGCATCGAAGTATCAGTTGTTATTTTCTGAACTGGAGAAGACTTTAAAGGAGGAGGCAGTCGATGAATTATTGAAATACGACAAAGGTCGATTTGAGGTCCACAATGTAGAGATGCAAGTGGCTGAGGTTGGAACTAAATACGACTATTCAGCAACTAAGCAATGGGTTAATATTCAGGACCAAATAGATGAATTAAAAGAGAAGCAAAAAGAAGTCGAGAAGTTTTGTAAATCAATTAAGAATAAAACTATTACGGTAGATGAGGAAACGGGCGAATCGTTTGAGTTCTATCCTCCAGCTAAATCAAGTACCACATCAATTAAAAAAACCATATTATGATTAAGATAAAGAAAAGTAATTTGCATCAGGCGGTTGCCGATAGCTTAAATAAGAAGGGAATTTTACCTTTTAGCGCAAGAGAATGGAATGTTTTAAACGTTCAGCAAGTTGTCTACTGGAATACCAGGAATAAAGAAAAAGGATATATTAAATATCCTGAAGTAATGAGAGAAGTTCAATCAATTGCTAAACAAATGCAAGATGAAAAATCAAGGCAAGTCCAAGAACTCTAATGAAACGGCAGAATTTCTCACGATGGTAGGCATCGTGGGAATCATAGCAGTATGGATATTTTATTTATTAGTAGATTTATTAAGATGAAAGCATTAACGTTCAACCAATGGCAAGACCATTTAACAAAAGAGTTAAAAAAGAATTATAAGAAATTATATCAAACATCTAAATTTAAACCAAATGAAAACAAGTTTCAAAAAGTATCACGAAGAGAATCCACAAATTTACATAGAGTTTAAACGATTAGCATTTCAGTTAATCAATCGAGGTTATATTAGACTCGGAGCAAAGCAAATCTTTGAGGTTATCCGATGGCATACAATGGTTGAAGGAAATGATAGGTATAAAGTCAATAATAACTTCACTTCTGATTATGCCAGGTTATTTGAATCAGAGCATCCCATTTATGCTGGATATTTTTCTAAAAGACTTTGTAAATCGGTTTAGTTTTTTTATATTTATATCAATAAGCCAAGAGGGTAGGAGTTCTTGGGTTATTTAATGGTTAAAACAACCGAAGCCAGTTTTGCACTCCTACGCAGACTGGCTTTTTTTATTTATTTATATGGAAAAAGAAGCATTTTATTTCCCACATTTTTGTAATGCCAGGCACGATAGGAAAATCCGTAGGCTAAGGAAAGAACTTGGAACGGAAGGATATGGCATTTATTTTATGCTATTAGAAACATTAAGAGAACAACAAGACTTAATGTACCCATTAGAGGATTTGGATTTGTTAGCTGAAGAGTTTAACGTATCTGAAGCAAAGGTCAGAGTTGCAATTTGTAACTACGGTTTATTTGAGATTGACGAAGAACAAAAGTTCTTTAGTCCTAAGATGTTAGTTTATTTAGAGCCATATTTTAAGATGAAAGAGCAACGTAAAATTGCTGGACAAAAGAGTGCAGACAAAAGAAAATCATTAGAAATTTCAACGACCGTTCAACAACCGTTCAACGACCGTTCAACAAAGGAAAGTAAAGGAAAGGAAAGTAAAGAAAAAGAAAGTAAAGTAAATGAAAGTAAAATTTATTCTTTAGACCCTTTTAGACATGAATTATTAAGTAAGTGGATTAAATACAAAAAAGAAAAAAAATCAAGTTATACTGAATCAGGTATCAATCAATTAATTAATGAATGGAAAGATAAAACTAATGATGAATTAGAAAGAGCAATTAATAATTCCATATCTAATAATTATCAAGGTATATTTGAACCTAAACAACAATTTAGCAATAATGGAAATACAACTGAGAAACTCGGAACAAGTGCCGCAAGAATGGAAGCCTTACGGAAGTGGTAATGCAATTGCAATAAGACAAGCACAAAGCGCCATTACTTTGCGTGTAAGGAACGAAGAAGATATAAAGCAAGCATTACGATACTCGATGATTTTGGTTGGCTTACGTGGGAGTAATTTACCTACTGAAGAAGAAAAGTTTGTATTAACTAATTTTGTTAAGTCTAATTTTGGTAATAATACTTGCGAAGAAATAAAACTTGCATTTGAAATGGCAGTTACTGGGAAGCTAAATATTGATTCTAAATGCTATGAGAATTTCAGTTGCGAATACTTTGGAAGAATTATGAGTGCTTACCTGGAGTATGCAAGACAAGAGATTAAAAACTTACCTAAACCAATAGAGCCAGTGAAAGAAAAACCAAGTGACCAAGAATTAAAGAAGCAAGCAATTGACACTGCTAACGAATATGCAAATCAAATAAGGTTTTGCGAAAAGAACGATAAGAAGTTTACGTTTATCGCTGGAGGCTTATCGATTCTCTTTGATTACTTGGAACAATTTAAGATTCCAACCATATCAAAAGAAGAACGAATCGAACTTTGGAATAAGTATTCTGCCATTCAAGATATTGAAGAACGGAAGATGCACTGCAAAACTCAAGGATATATTAAATTTATCAATTCTTTAGTTACATTTGATTGTCATATCGATAATGATGGAACTATTAAACCAAACGAATAATGACAATTCCTGAGCGATATCATGTTTTGTCTATTGAAAGCGATATGACATACGATTGGTTATTAAATAAGCATTATGCCAAACGTATTCCAAGTATATCTTATGCCTTTGGTTTATACGAAGATGTTAGATTGGTCGGAATAATGACAATAGGTAAGCCAGCGAGTCCAAGTTTATGCAATGGTATTTGTGGAAAAGAAAATAGCCAGTACGTTTATGAATTAAATCGGCTTTGTGTAAATGATGGATTAGAAAAAAACACTTTGAGTTTCTTTGTATCGCAATGTTTAAAAATAATTAAAGAAAATATGATTCTTGTCAGCTATGCAGATACCTCAATGAATCACAACGGTTATATTTATCAAGCGACTAACTGGGTTTATACCGGAGCATCTAAAGAAAGAACTGATATAGGTTTTGAAGATGGAAGTCATTCACGACATTACGATAAAAATATAGATTATTCGATTAGAAAATTTAGAAGTTCAAAACATCGTTATATTTTTTTTATCGGTAAATTTAAAAAGCAATTTATAAAGAGTTTAAATTACAAGATTGAATCTTATCCGAAAGGAGAAAACAAAAAGTACGATTCAAGCTATCAACCAAAAGTTCAACTTAACTTATTTTAAAATGAAAAGAAAACTAATTTACGGAACTGCGCTGACATTAATTTGCTATGCTTATTATTGTGCATTAAAAAATAATCAGACAATACAAAAAAATAATAAGCCAAAGTGGGTATTCGGAATTTCCGAATCTGAGGATATCTACACGGATACAATAGATTTAAGGTTATACACAAGTCACGGAAGACTAAAATATAACGTTAAAGATAATTGACAATTTGCAGTAAAATGTAAAATATGTTTAATGTTATTGTTGGGAATATCCGACATTAAATAAGAAAATGTTACATAGTGAGGCATATATCCGACAAATAATTTAACAAAGTAAATCTATAACTTGACAAATTTAGATAAAAAGTAAATCTATAACTTGACAATGAGAAACGAACACGAACATAAACTCCAGGTTGCAATTTGTAAATGGTTAGATTGGAGTCAAGACTTTTACTATTATGCTATTCCAAACGGAGGCGCAAGGCATAGGCTGGTTGCAATCAAATTAAAGATGGAAGGAGCGAAGGCTGGAGTGGCTGATATGTTTTGGATGGTTTCTAATAAGAAATGGAAAGGTTTATTTGTTGAGGTTAAAATTGAGAAAGGAACTCAGCAACCAAATCAAAAAGCATTTGAGCAGATAGCAATTAATCATGGTTATTATTATGCGATTGTTAGGTCTATTGAAGACTGCGAGAGTTTGATTCGAAGATTTAGATTAGATGAGATTTGAAGGATAATCAT